TACCTACGAGATGATGAAAGCAACGCCTGGCGCTGAAGACGCCGTGCTTGAACTAATTATCGAAGACTTTGAAAAAACAGGCGTTCTAAAGGATATTGACGAAGTTTGTGCCGAGTATGAAACCTACCTTGTAGAAGAAGCTTACAAGTTAGCGCAATTACCCAAAGTACAAGCCAAGTTTAAACCAACTCCAGCAGCTACACCTGAAGGCAACTCGGACGCACCGGCCAAACCAGCGTCTAAATGGACTTCAGGCTCTAACAAGGTGACGGTAACATCCAATGACAGTGTGAAAACGTTGTCAAACAGAATGCAAACAACAGTGTCCGGTAAATCCAGCGATAAACAAAGGATTGAACGGGCGATTGCTGCTTTCAAAGGTCAACCAATATCTTAACCACTTAATTATAAGTAAAGGAAACTACCATGGCTACATACGCAACAGCATCGAACCAAGTAGCAGCTCTTAAAGAGTTGTACACGGGCGATGACTACATGAAAGATTTAGTGTACAAGAAAAACCCATTCTTGGCACTAGTACCAAAGGACGAATCACCTTCAGGTTTTGCTGGTAAATACATTCCAGTACCATTGATTTTCGGAACTCCACAAGGCCGGTCTGCGACTTTCAGCACCGCCCAATCAAACCAAACTGCTCCGCAGTTGGCGTCATTCTTCGTTTACCGTGTAAGCAACTACCAAATTGCTAGCATCACTAACGAATTGCTTGAAGCTACTAAAGATAACGCCGGTGCTTTCATCGACGAATCTAAGCTTGTTATGGACACTGCGTTCCGCAACATCTCTAATGACTTGGCTGCTGACTTGTATCGTTCTGGTACTGGTTCACGCGGTCAAATCGGCGCAATCACCTTGTCAGGTGCCAATACTTCTGTTTCAATTACTTTGGCTTCGCGCTCTGATGTGAACCAAATGGAAGTTGGAATGGTTTTGGTTGCTTGTGCTACTGACGGCGGCGCTCCTTCTAGCGATACTGTTACTTTGACTAACGTCAACCGTAACTCTGGTATTATTCAAGGAACTTCTAGCGTCAACCCTTCCAACACTTTGTCTGGAAACTGGGCAATCAACTCATACTTGGTAGTTCAAGGTGACGTGCCGTCTAGCGGTGCTTCAGGTACTGGTTCATTCCTTAAAGTTTCTGGTCTTGCTGCTTGGGGTCCTAAAACTGCTCCATCATCTAGCCTATTCTGGAACGTTGACCGGTCACAAGATAGCCGTATGTATTTCGTCATTGCACAAAACACTGCACTGGAAAGTATCGAAGAAGCGTTGATTGATGCAGCATGCCAAGTTGCTGAAATCGGTGGAATGCCAGATATGTGCTTCATGAACTTTACTTCTTACGCCGCTCTTGAGAAATCACTCGGTGCAAAAGTTCAGTACGTTGATGTTAAGCACGAAGAAGCAGACATCGCTTTCGCAGGTATCCGCGTTCATGCTCCATATGGACCAATCACAGTTATTCCAGACCGCAACTGCCCAAGCCAAACTGCTTACTTGTTGCAAATGGACACACTGAAATTCCGTTCACTTGGTAAAGCACCACACATTCTTACTTACGGACTGGAAGGTCTGGAAGGTCTGCGTGTTGGTAATGCAGATGCGCTTGAAATTCGAATTGGTTACTACGGTAACTTGATTTGCAACGCACCATGCTGGAACGCAGTCGTTTCATTGTCAGCATAATCATCCTATAAAGTAGGGTAAACATACTACTTAATAGTAAACGGCCTAGGCTTAAAACGTCTAGGCCGTTTTGTTTTTATACTTATAAGTATACATTAAGCATACAATTGTATACATATAAGCATACAATCGCCATTCATACTTAAATAGCCTACCAAGGCGTGCTACATGTCAGGGGCGACCAATTAGCACTAAAACCACTCCGCCCATACCAAAGGGGTATTCAATGGCAAATAGAAGCTACAAGCAGTTTATGTATTCACAAGAACGACAGCCGGTAATGCTGATGGGTTCTTTTGAACAAGATGGGTCAACTGGCGCATTCGCCACATTGGTCGCAAACGGCATTACATACACTGCCAACATTATGGGCTCTGCAGGTAATAGTATTACTATTGCACTTGTTGCAGGTGGAACCGCTGGTTCTGAGGTAGTAACTGTATCTGGCAATGCAATCAGCGTGCAAATTGAGTCAGCAGTATCTACGCGAACTCAAGTTAAAACAGCTTTGGACAATTCTGCTGCTGCAGCTGCACTAATTAGTGTTTCTGTAGTTTCTGGCGCCACGGCCGCTACTTTGCAAGTTGCAACACCTTTGGCTTCCGGCGCTGATACCGATTTCAGCTCAGACGCTAAGGATATGGCAATCGAGCAAATTGGAACTGGACTTTACAAAATCAGTCTGCAAGATTCATTTTTTGCATTGTTGTCTGCACAGTTTGAACTGTTACTTCCATCAGCTAAAGACCGACAAATCCAAATCCAATCTCAAGACGTAGTTGGCTCAGACCCTAGCATCGTTATCCGCGTTGTTGCCGGTGCTACTCCTACTGACTTGGCTGACAACGAAGTTATTTTCGCTCAAATTATGCTACGTAACAGCGGTTCGTAAGGAGCTGCCATGGCCGCACCCGCAGTACCTTCGAACCTGCTAGTGCAGCAGGGAAATGGACAAGTGTACCTCAGCTGGGACCTAACAGCTGGGGCAGACACGTATAAAGTCTACCGCAGCACCAACAACATTACATTCACACTCCTAACTACCGTATCAATAAATAATTATTTAGATACTGCAGTAACCGTTAACACCCAATACTGGTATAAAATATCAGCATTGACAGGCGTTGACGAATCATCGTTGACCGGTGCCCAAACAACCATTCCAACTTACTCCGGCAATGACTCGTTACTCGCTATCCGCACCCAGGCTAAGCAACGTGCTGACAGAGTTAACAGTAACTTTTTGACTACCGAAGAATGGAATAACAATATTAACCAGTCCTATTTCGAGTTGTATGACCTATTGAAAAACTGTTACGAGGATTGGTTTTTTGCTAAGGCGTATCAATTTGTAACTAATGGGTCATCCAATATGTACCCGGTGCCAGATGGTTCTAGCACGTTCCTTGATGTAGATGGCAACGTTTGTAAACCATTCTATAACCTGCTAGGTGTTGACTGTGGACTCGGCCCTAATAGTTCTAATGCATGGGTAACGTTACACAAGTATGACTTTATTGAGCGTAATCGCTACGTATACCCGAATATTACAAGTACCTATATGGGCGTGTTTAACATGCGTTATAGATTAATGGGTAACACAATCAACCTTATTCCTACGCCATCTGCCAACCAATATATTCAAGTTTGGTACGTGCCGCGTATGACTAGATTGTTACGCGATATTGATGTCGCTGACGGCGTTTCAGGCTGGACAGAATATATTATTGTAGACGCTGCCATCAAAGCACTGCAAAAAGAAGAGTCGGACGTCACTGCACTAATGATGCAGAAACAAGCCTTAATCAAGCGTATTGAAGAAACAGCTATTAACCGTGACATAGGACAACCAGATACTATTTCCAATACTAGGTCTTTTGCTAGCAGGAATGGTGGCGGCTACGGCACTGGTGGGTCTGACGGTGGTTGGGCAGGCTTCTAATGGCGCTGCCTAAATATCAAACATCCGTGCGGGAATTAACGTTACTGCAGCAAACATGGTCATCACAACTAGACCCCATAGTCACTAATACGTTTACGGGCGGTGTAGTTTTGAAGAATGTAGAGCTGGTTACCGGTTCAAACATTATAAATCATAAACTAGGCCGTAAGCTGCAAGGCTGGACAATGGTTAGAGTGCGGGCGTCTGCAACCTTTTACGACACTCAAGACTCTAACAATAACCCAGACTTGACTTTATTTTTAACTTCGTCAGCAAACGTAACTGTTGACATTTACGTATTCTAGAGGACATATGCCAATAACGCCTAATATGAATATGACATTGCCGACACCGTCTACCACCCCAGGACCAACTTGGGCTGACAACGTAAATGCTGCATTTGATGTTGTTGACGCGCACGACCACACTTCGGGTAATGGCGTGCCAGTGCCTACTGCAGGTCTGGATATTGATGATGACCTCAGCCTAAACTCGCACGCCTTACTTGCAGCTGATTATTTAGAAATGGACCAGCAGCTTACCACGTTAGGGCCGTCAGTAACCGATTCATTGTATGACGTGTCGGGTAACTTGTATTTTAATAATGGTTCTGGAACCCCGGTGCAAGTTACGGTTGGAAACGCCGTAAACGTTTCATCAACGGCAACCGTGCCATCAGGAGTCATTTGGCCATACGGCGGCTCTAGTGCCCCAACAGGCTTTTTGTTGTGCAATGGTTCTGCAGTGTCCAGAGCTACATATGCCGACTTATTTACCGCCATAGGCACAACTTTCGGCGTAGGCGATGGAACTACAACTTTCAATATCCCTAATATGAACGGACGCGTACCAGTCGGTGCAGGTACGTACACCGACCCTACGCTTGGAAGTACTACTAGGACTTTGGGTGTTGCGGCTGGTGAAGCTTCGCACGTTCAGTCAGCCACCGAACTTTTTGCCCACGTTCACGGCGGCCTAGCTCACACCCATTTCATAGCTGGTAACGTATCGACTGCAAACGTTACTGCAATTTCAAGCACCACTGCGCCGGCACGCCAAAGAAGTGCGGGGGACGCTCTAGACTATTCCATGTCTACTGACGGAACTGCACCAACAGTCGGTCTTACAAGTTCTAGCAGCATTACCGAAACAGGCAATGCCGGAGCGAGCACGCCCGCAAACGTTATGCAACCATACTTGGTTACCAACTACATCATCAAATACTAGGACGTGCCATGGCTTTACAAAAGCAAATAGTTCGCATGTCAGTAGACGGCGGACTAGACACCAAGACCGACGATAAAAACGTACTGCCAACCGACTTTTTGGAATTGGAAAACGTTCGATTTGGTAAAACAAAAGCGTTTACTAAGCGTAATGGTTATGACGCCTACACCAACAACGTGCTAAACGGCGACTCTATTACAGATGGCAAAGCATTAGCAACGTTTAATAACGAATTACTTCGATATAACGCCAACAACCTTTTTTCGTACTCTGAATCTGAAAACCAATGGGTGGACAAGGGAATCACTAAGTATGCATTAAGCACCGAATATAGTGTTGCATCTAACGGTTATAAACTATTGAATCCGTGCCATTATACTTTAAGTAACCTAACTGTTTACGCGTATGAAAAAAACGGCGTATCCAGCACCGACATTGAGTATCGAGTCATTGACAATCCAACTGGCTCCGTGCTTTATACAGGTGACATAGCAAGTGCAACGCTTCCAATGGTATGCGGAGTTTATGGCACCTTCTTCATATTTTACTTTTCTGCAGGAACTGTTTATTTTAGAACAATCAACTTTGGTGACCCATCAACTATTTCAGGTGCGACTGCAGTTACAACTGCGTCCGCTGCCGCCTATGACGTTCAGCAAATAGGCGATAAGGCATACTTCGTTACAGTCGGCGCTACTGGCTTGATTACCGGATATGTGAACGCAGATTCAACTATTGCGGGACCAATTGCCATACCCGATGCTAGTGCATTTAATCGAGTTGCCATCAATAGCGAAGGCGCTAACATCCGTTTTGTTTATGGTGGCACGTCGGCCACAGTCCTAAAAACAGTGCTTTATAATGCAACCTTAACAGCACCGGCCCACAGCCCCTTAACATTAGAAGCGTCAACCAACATTTCTAGTTTGGCGTGCATTGAATCACCCACCAGCTTAGGCTCCAGTCAAATATATGCAAGCATTGCCGTAGACCCTTATATACTAAAAAAGTACGTAGTAGACGCGGCAGGCAGTCTTGAATCATCAGGAACAGTGTTAAACCAAGTTAGTTTACAATCTAAACTTATAAGCATTGATGACAAAGTTTATTTTGCGTGCTCAAAAAGTGCTTCGTATTTAACTGCGTCACCATTCAGAACATACTTTATTGCATCTGAAGACGGTAACATATTAACTAAGTTTACTATTGACGCGGGTATTTTCCGTACGGGCGCCACCCTACCTAACATGCTGCTGGAAGACTCTGAGACAATTGGGTTTGCAGGCGGCGAGGCAGCACAACTTCAAGCTAACTTAGCAACCTCCGCAGTAACAGTTCCAACAACCATTAAAAAGTTTCTAGCTAACTTTTCTCAGTTAAACAATTACTTTGACGCCCAACTAGGCAACAACTTGCATATTGCTGGCGGCGTATTAAAAATGTACGATGGCGATGCAGTGGTTGAGCATAATTTCCTAGAAACGCCGCCAACGCCAGTTTTTGTATCAGACACAGCTACTGGCGCAGTTCTACCTGACGGCACCTACCAATATATTGCCGTATTCAAATGGACAGACAAATGGGGCCAGGTGCAACGTTCCACTACTTCCCTACCCCTCAGTTATACAGTTACTGGCGGCCCCAAAAAGCCTACAATTAGAGTATTTACTCTAACGCTAACTCAAAAGGATGATGTAATAATCGAAATTTACAGAACTGAAGTAAACGGCACAACCTTTTACCTACGGTCCTACAACTATGCAGATGTAATATTAAACGACCCATCAGTTGAATCAATTACATTCACAGACACCATGTCAGATGCAGAGTTGATTAACAACGAACTACTTTACACTACTGGCGGCGTGCTGGATAATGTTGCAGCTAACTCGTCAAAGCAAATTACGTCATATAAAGCACGGTTGTTTGTATTAGGTTCTGACGGCTACACGCTACAGTATACAAAAGTTAGACAGCAAAACGAACCGGCGAACTTTGCAG